GTTTCCCAGTCACGATCGGGCGGCTCAGCAAGGGTATGCTCAGCTTGCAAATTATTTAGATGGTCAAATTTCACAGGCCATACTTGGTGTTACGCTCACAACAGAGGTGAAGGGTGAGGGTAGCCGAGCGGCAGCGCAAACGCATCAAGTCGAACAGCGCGTTGTAGGTCTTTGCGATGCAACGCTTCTCATGCGATTTCTCACAGACACGCTATCGCAGTGGATTGTCGATTTTAATACGGACGGCGGCGTTGCCACACCTCGGCTTGTAAAACTATTCCCTGATCTTGTAGGTCTCAGGGATCAGTCCATCATAGATGTCGCGCTAAACGGTATGGGTTTTCGTAGGAATCTCGTTAGTGTGAACGAAATTTACGGCAACGGAAGAGAGGACGCCTACGAAGCTGTTCCTGTTACAACTCCTTCCAGCCAGAACCTAAGTGGAGATACAAATGGCATCGAAGACCAAGACGACAACCAGGAGGACGAGGAAGAATAAAGTTTATGCCTGTATGGCTAGTATCCCCTCACGGCAGCGTTCCATGTTGGAGGCAATCGAGAGTCTGCTACCACAGGTTGACCATATTTATGTCTACCTCAACGGCAATAATAATCCCCCTAATAATTCGCCAGATAAACTAACCTACATCAAGGCGTCTGAGTATGTAGGTGATATGGGCGATTGGGGTAAATTTATTGCATCGAATGAGGTGAAAGACGGAATCGTATGCACGGTTGATGACGATCTTATTTACGGCGATAACTACGTTAAGACTTTAGTAGATACGCTTCTCAAGTATGATGGTCAGTACGTTGTAGGCATTCACGGCAAGATCGTTGAGACCCCTATTACTAGCTGGTACAGGGATAAAACCAACGTCGAATGGTTTCACTGGAATGCGGGTCTGAAGCGCGACGTTGCGGTAAATGTTCTAGGTACTGGGGCACTTGCGTTTCACAAATCACTTCTAACACCTCACTTAAGTTATATAGATATACTTGAAGATACATTTATAAGGAATGCTGCGGACGTGACGTTCTCTGTTCTATGTCAGAAGCAGTCTGTAGGTATGGTGTGTATGAAGCATGATCGAAGCATCATGAAACTATCACCTCATGTAAGGCATAATGTTGACACGATTTATGCCCGTAAGAGAGATAATGATAAACCGCACACTGATCTAGTTAATACGCTTGATTGGCAGGTGTTTTCAGAAGCGAGGACCGATGAGACCAAAGATACACGTCATCATAACAACGTATCGAAGAAAGGAAAAACTGCTTCTACTTCTAAGTGATATATCGAATGAATCAGATGCGTTCGATATCAGCGTTTCCATCTTCGATGACGGTACGCCCCTACACGAATCTGCCACTTATGACCTGCTAAGGGCAGCCTACCCTGATCTTGACATGTCAGTTTTCAGGTTCGAGAGGAACGGCGGGAAGCAGAGGTATTGGAGCTTAGTAAATAAGGCATTCAAGGAGGCTCAGACGAGGAATTATAGCTATATAGCTATGATGCCTGACGATGTTAGACTCTGCACAGACTATTTCCTGAACTGCTTGTATTACTGGACGAATATAGAAGATCCAGCTAAAGTCTGTCTCAATCCGTTGGTTATAGACGGGAAAGCGGGAATAATGCAGTGGGTGAGCGTGAAGCCGCGTATTGTTGTTTATGGTGGTATGTACGTGTGGCGCACGCAGTGGAATGATCTAATGCTTTTCTCGGACGGGAGATTTCTTGATGCACTTGAATATAGAATCGACCGCATACCCCCTGCTAGGTGGCGCAGGCATTCTACTAAGCATCTAAGCTCAGGTGTAGGGCAGCAAATATCGCTCAGGCTACACGGTAAAGGGTATAGCTTATATCAGACGCCTCATACGCTGGCGTCACATGGAAGTCATGAGTCCATGATGAATGCGGATATTAGATCAAGCATTCATATGATAGCTACGATCTAACCTTTTTTATGAGGTACAAAACGCCCGCAGATACTTCCACTGTTTTCAAGGCGAAGGGTACTACAGCACCTTCAGGGACTTTGTCGCCCGCTTCCGGTGCGTCTCCGGTTAAGGCTACACAGTTGGCCGTAAAGATTGCATCACCGTTTGCTGAGTAGCAGCCCACGAAACCGTTATTGTCTGTAACCTGACCGTCAGATGACGTGATACGTTTCATTCCGTTTTGACCCGCAAAAATAACATCCCACATGGCAAATACCGATAGTAAGGTTAAGCTGATTATTGTCGTTCCACTTTGGGGACGACCGCGTCTGTCTAATATAATGCTATCATATCATAGGAATCTAATCGAGGAAGTATCAGATGCAGTGGACGTCAGTATTCTTTGCGCAATCTCACAAGACGACCCGTACAAAGATGAATTCGATCTTGCCGGTGTGATGATACATAGCACGTCTAATCTAATGCTAGGTCGAAAGTTCAATAAGGCGTATCTAAGATGTAGAGGTATGGATCATGATGCTGTGATGATTCTAGGTAGTGACGATTTCATTACCAAGTCGTATCTGATAACCGCCGCTCAGATGATCAAACGTGGTGCTGATTTCATATCTCTGGATAGGGTCCACTTCTATGACATTAGAACGCGCACGGGATTTACGACCGGCGTAAAGTCCATGGGGGCAGGCTGCGTTATGTCGAAAAAGACGCTCTCTAAATTCAAGTATCAACCTTTCTATGGGGATAGGTCTAAGGGTGTTGATTTCATGATATACCGGAAAGTGAGGAAGAAAGGTATCGAGAACATCAGAAGCGTAGGTGGTTCGATTATAAAGGATGGTCCTCTACTTCTGGATGTAAAAAGCTACAGGATCGATGACGGTGAACTCAGATCAGATAACGTTCATTCGTATTCAGTTATGAAGACTAACATGAGAAATTCAGGTGTTGATTATGACCCTGAGGTGTTTCTACCACAGATTTTCGGCACGTGGGGTGAGGATCTTCTTCAACTATACCCCTTGTAATGTCATGCCTTTCTTGCCTATCTTGCCTTTGTTGCCTTTTCGGTGTATAGTTCTGTAGACGATGCCTATTTTCTTAGACCTAGCTCGTAACATCGGGAACCCGCAAAAAGGTTTGTCTAACATTGGCGAATTCGCCCTTCAGATAACCGAATCTGGGTTCAGGTCTGAGTCATCGCCTCAAGGCGTACCATGGCCTTCACTTAATCCTGATTACGCCCTTAGAAAATCAGGCCCTAGCATACTAAGAGAAAGTGATCGTCTACATGATACTATACGATTCGAAGTTCAAGGTGACATACTTGTACTGGGGCCGGACGAAGACGTGCCATACCACCGGATACACCAGGCGGGCGGCAGGGCCGGACGGGGGGCAATAATACCTGCAAGGGAATACATAGGTGCAACGCAGCAAGACGCTACCGCATTTGCTCTCATATTTCTCGATCATATAACCGACGGTTTATAAAATGGACGTCCTAAAGAGGTATGCAAACGTACTCACTTTCTTTCAATCTTATTGGATGCTTCCCCGGTCCATGATGGAGAAAGGTGTGGCTATCATGAGTCTTCTAGGTACGCCTGAGTATGACATGAATCGTGATCAGTTTTACAATGATCGTGAAGAGGATGATGAGATAAATAATTTACTCATCGTTAGTGCCATGCTAAACGCGTCTGTCTTTGACCGCAGGTCTTCAGATCCGAAGAGTGCGCTTCTAGGTAAAATGCGTGTTTCTTTAACACAAGGTGGTACTGCCATTGTGCCTGTCGAAGGCGTTCTAGGCAAGAATATGAATTCGATAGATATATCGACGCGGGGTGTTTCCGCAGATATGCTTGCCGATACGTTCGATATTTTGGGTAGTGATGAGCGTGTTAGGGCGGTTGTTGCCAACATGCATTCACCTGGCGGATCGGTTGAAGGTATCGAGCTTGCAAAGCAGGCGTTTGCTCATCTGAGTGACACCAAACCTACAATCTCACTTGCCAACGCTCAAATGGCATCCGGCGCATACTACATAGCCTCTCAAGCGAATAGGATAGATGTCACTCCTACATCCATGGTGGGTAGTATCGGTGTAATAACCTCAAGGCTTGATGCTACAGAGTTCGAGGCGAACAGAGGTCTCAAATTTCACATTATATCTGCGGGCGATTTTAAAGCAGACGGTCATCCGTCAACTCCGTTTAGTGCAGCAGAGGGGAAGCGCATTGAGTCTGATATCACGCATATATATAACATGTTTATAGATGCGGTCGCAACAGGTAGAGATATACCCCGCAAAGATGCCCTTGCTCTTGGTGATGGGAGTATAGAAATTGGTATAAACGCAGTGGACCGGGGACTTGCTGACAAAATGTCCTCACTTAAGCAGACGGTAATGGACGCAGACAGACAAGGTGCGAAATTATTCGCAGCAAACACTAACAACACGGAGGATACTTCTATGTCCCGAACTAAGAGTTGGTTCAGTGGATCGTCCACTGAGGCGGATGCTCCTGAGCAGCCCGAAGCTGCCGTGGATACTCCTGATGTGAACGACGACGGGTCTGCTGCCGAACTTCAGGCAGAACTTAATCGTCTCCGCGAAATGGAGGCCGAACTTGCTCAGCGTGAGCGCCAAGTTATTACGCGTGAGGCTTCAGCGTTCATCGAAACGCTCAAGGCTTCAGGTAAGCTCTTGCCTGCACGTGCGCCGCTTGCCCGCGCCATTCTTACAGGTGTAGCAGTTTCGGAAATCACGGTCCAGGTCGAACAAACCGCAGTCAATGCCGGTGGATCGATCACGTCCGAAACAAAGTCAATGCCGTTGGCTGAAGCTTTCAAGCAGTTTCTTGAGTCTGCTAATGCTGCGGTTGTTTATGGTGAAATCGCAACGCAAGACCAGGCAATCACGCCCGCCGATGTAGGCACAGCGCAGGGCGCGGAAGATGAGCTTGCAACCATTATGGCGGAAGAGAAGGTGACGGCCTCTGAAGCGCTTGCGATTTTGCGTAAACGTTCCTCATAGTAAGCGCTCGATCACGAACAAGTATCTAAGCTTCAACACGTAAACAGTAAAGGGAACGATTATGTCACAACAAGCACCCAACAATCCCAAAAGTATCGTCACGAGAAAGGCGGGGGCTGCGATATCGGCCTACCGTATTCTCAAGCCCGGTACTTCGGATGATGAAGTCATTCACGCTACTGCGGCGAGCGATGCCCTTATCGGGGTTTCACGTCCAGCCTCAGGTATCGATCTGAGTGACCTTGTAGCTACAGGTGGGCCGGTGGATATGGCTACCGAAGGTATTGCGCACGTCGAGTACGGCGGTAACGTGACCATCGGTGATCGTCTCACGGCTACCACTGACGGTAAAGCTATCGTTACCACAACGCAGGGTCAACGGATTATAGGTCAAGCCATGATGTCAGGCGTTGACGGCGATGTAGGTAGCGTACAGATTTCCCCAGGTACTATCTAATAACTCATTAGCCGGTACTGGTAATAAGTTAACTACAAAACCGATTCGTAGGTAAAGCATATGGCACGCACGCAAGCTCAAGCGCCGTTTCAGTTTGACCCTCAACTGACGGCGGTAGCTAATCTGTCACGGAATACCCGTCTAATTGCAGATGAGGTTTTCCCTGTGGTTCCTGTAACGCAGGAAACCTTCAAATACCTTGTTCTTCCTGAGGGCGACGACTTCACCATTCCTGAAACCATTGTAGGTATCGAGGGCGAACCGAACATTGTACATGCATCTGGCGACACCGAAACCGATGCGGTAGATGGACATGCCCTCATTCATCCTGTACCTCGCCAGCTTCAAGAACAATCGCAGCCGAACTATGACCCTATGGGTCGTGCAACGGAGATGGTGACGAACCTACTCTTGCTCAAGAAAGAGAAAGACGTTGCCGATATGGTTTTCGATTCAGCGAACTATAACGCTGACAACGTCGAAACGCTCTCTAGTAGTGATCAGTGGAGTGATCCTACAAGCGATCCTATCAAGGCCATTGTAGAGGCAAATGATACGCTCGTGATGGAAGGGAACATTCTCGTTCTAGGTAAGGAAGTTGCGACCGCACTTCGCATTCACCCTGCAATCCTGAAGTCATTTCATGCCAATGACGGTGATAGCGGCGTAGCACCGCTTAGCCACCTTGCATCGGTATTCGGATTTGATCAGGTGCTTGTGGGTAGCGCATGGTACAATGCGAAGAATCTTGGGCAAGATCCAAGTCTTACCCGGCTGTTCTCGAAGAGTGCTGCGATTCTTCATCGTAGTCAGTTTTCGACGCCGACCGCACGTGGTATCATGACGCTCAGTTGGGGCGTTAGCTTCACGTGGCCCATCGGCGGTAGAAGTCTTGCTACTTTCAACTGGTTTGATCCTGCGCCGGGTGTAAACGGTACGGATAAAATCAAAGTAGCCTCGCGCTATAAGCATATTGTGGTTGCAAAGAATCATGGTTATCTGTTCCTTGATGCGGTTGAGTAGTAGCCGGGAACGGTAGTTCAAGTTTTTTCTAACGTCATAGGGAAAATGCAATGGCAGGAGATACAAAGGCATATATCACGAATTGGAAATTGACCGGATTTCATGGTCGTAACTATGGAAGAGGTGAGGTCGTCAACATGACGGATCAGGAGGCATTAAAGTACCTATCTAACGGCACGGTGAAGCCGCTAATAGAGACTCCAATGCCGCGCAATCTACCCACACCTTCAACATTTGGACTACCTATCGGACTGCCTGAGAACTTACCTTACAGGGACGTTCTTATCGCAGCCGGTTACGACAAGTTAGCCGATCTTGCAGCACTCGGCTCAGATAATTTCACGCAGATATCGGGCATCGGTGGTGTCCGTGCTCGTGAGATTGCCGCATTCTTGGGGTGGTAAAATGGCATACATTACACTGGCGGGGTTGATAGATCGTTTCGGTGCTAAGGAGATCATCCAAGTACTCAACGATAGGACGACAGGAACCGTGGATGAGCAGGATCTTATAGATTTTGCAGACGGTGATCTGTCCCCGTCCCCCGATAGTGATCTGTTAATCATTGACGAGATTGTTAAAAAGGCAATAAGTGACGCCGAAAGCCTTATCAATGGTTACATAGATGCAGCCGTTTCACTACCCCTAGCTGACGACGAAATACCTGAGATCGTAGAGGCTAAGTGTGCAGATATTGCACGTCACGAACTCAGGATAAAACAGCCTAACGCTGTTGTCAGAACGCGGTATGAAGATGCTATTTCATGCCTGAAGGACATACGTAAAGGTCTCATCAGTCTTGGTCTTACGACCGATGGAGAGAACGTTGCCCAAGATGCAGGCGTGGCAGTATCATCATCTGATAATCTAGCGCCGAAAGCTTTTCCTACTAAAGCTTGGCAGGACGCATATATTGAAAGACGCCGATAGCCATGTTCATTGACCCAGGACTTATAGAGGATGAGATCAAAACTGCGGTATCTGATGTCGTAGATCCGATACCTGTCGATCTCTACCCTGATAATCCGAAGAACTATTTTGACAACGTTCTTGACTCTTCAATAGGTGTAATACTTATTGCAATGGTTGGGGGCGAAAGTGTTCAGAGTCATGAGGCTGAAAGTGATTTTTCAGCGAGATGTGAACTGAGCCTTGTCATACCGAACCTTCGACCTACGGATTCTCATAAGGGTGTCTATGGATCAGTAGTTGCGATCATAGAAGACCTGGAAGCAAAAAGGATCGTTATATCAAACGAACCCTTTACGCTCAATGTCGATCAGTGGGCCTATACCAGGAAGACCGAAGAGTTTTGGGAATACAAGGTTTCGGTAAGCGTTAATCCTACGTTTGCTTTAGCCGCAATAGCATCGTCATTTTAACATCGTCGGGTTTTCCGGCACTAGAACTCTAATGATATGAGCCTAATCGACCAACGGGATAAATCATTAGTCTATACAGGTGGTAGCTCGAAACTAGCCGTGGGTCTCACGGCTGCGCAAGCTGTTGCGGCTTTCGGCGATCCATCTGCTACAGGCGGGTGGTATATCCTATCACACTCTGAAAACACGCAGGTCGGCCCCTCGCGTGATGTTACAGAGGTAAAAGATGAGGCGGATAACGCTATCATCAACCGTACGGATCGAGACGAATTCAACATCGTATCCAACTTCTTCCAGACTGATGATCCGACGTTGAGTCTACTGGAATGGATGGAGGATGCTGATAACGCCGTCCCGCTTCGCTACCCGATGCCTACAAACCTCACGACTGAGGATCAGTGGGTGTTCCTCTACAATGCTAATGTCCGTAAGGAAGATTGGCAGATTGAGGCCGCGAACCAGGCAACCCGCCAGCGTCAGGTAACGTTCGTTGGAACCAAGGATTCTAACGGTGACTTGAAAGACATTGTAACGCTTCCAACCGATCAGTCGGATTCGGCATGGGACGACTACGCCGACTTCAAGGATGATGCCTTACCGTAAACAATTCACTAACGCATAATATAAAGGAGAATACGTAAATGGCTGAGTCACGTAAAAGGCAAGTTAAGGCTAAGACCAAAGTTTCGACTAATGGAGCCATTATGCCCACCATGGGCGACATCCAAAGGTTTTATGCCCTGCTATGCCGTGTTGGACTTGATGAAGTTGTAACGGCTGCGATAAAGGAGCAAGCCAGACTATCCGCCGAAGCATCGAAGAAACCTGTTACGGCTGAGCAGCAAAAAGCGGGTGGTGACAAGCTCAAGCTGGACGAACAGTCCATAGCTAATATTGTAGGCGCGTTCGACTACGGGAAAATGTTTACTGTATTAGGTGATAATGGCATATTGGAGCTTGTATCTATCGTGTGCGGTGTAAGTCAAGATGAGGCGGCTGATATTCCGTTGGAGACCTTCAACGAAAATTTTCCCGTTTTCGCGGCTCGTTGTCTACAGCCTATAGAACAGTTAATAGGTTTAGGCGCGTCCATGACCTAACGAATAGTTCATACGTAGTTAGGGCGTCTAATCCGCTACACACCAACTTTCATAACATAGCTATACAGCTTACGAAGAACGGTGCGGTGGCGAGTGCTACAGAGGCTATGGAACTACCATACGATGAAGCGCTCATTTGGAACGTTCAAGTTCAGTCCAACCTTGCTATCCAATTAGAGACCTTGAAGCGAGCGCGGAAGCGTAGATAATATGCCTATCTCTGAAACCGTACGGCTAGTTATAGAACTACCGGGTAGTCAACAAGCCCTGCGGATTCTGAGGCAGCTAGGCAGTCAGACAGAAAGGCTCAGAACCACGTTCACGCGTGCCGGTAGCGGATCGAGGTCTTTTTCCGCGCAGGCGGCGAGGAACCTAGATAGGCTCAGCGTATCTCTAAGGCGTGCAGGCGAACAAGGTAAACGGGCAAAAGAGGGCGTCACATTCTCTGACGGCGAAAGTCGTAGGACTGTACGCACGTTCAGGCAAATCCAGCAGGAAGCGAAGAAGCTTGCCGATCAGCAAAGAAGCCTAGCCACAGCTACCCGTACGCAGTCAGAGATCAGTAAGCGTGCAAATCTTGTACTGATCGACTTTGCCCGTGGTGCTCAAGACCTTCAGTTTGGCTTCCGCGCCATTATTAACAACTTCGACCCCCTCATTCTCAATACGCAGAGATTCGCAGAGGCAGCCCGCGCAGCGAACGGTGGCGTTCTAACGCTCAGAACAGGATTCCAGGCACTATTCGCGTCCTTGTCAGGTGCAACGGGGATACTGCTTCTGATAAACATCGTTACGACCATAGGTGCCATGACAGGCGCGTTTGATGGTCTTACCGATAGCATTCTCAGATTCCTAGGTATAAGCAATGACCTAGAGGAATTCAGGGACCGTGTAGAAGATGCAGCACGAGGATCGGCAACGTTCCGTGATAGCATTGATCCAGGTGATGCTAGGGAACGCCTTGCAGAAGTACGCGAAGAGGTTGAAGGTCTTGGTGATGAGCTTGACGCACTTCAGGCGGAATCCATTGCCCGCAGAGTTATAGGGTTTGCATTCGGCGGTCTTGGTGGTGCCCGTTCGGCGTCCGACGATATAAATGAAGAGGCAGAGGCCGTACGTGTAGCCGTACGTAACTTGGAAGTCGAACGTGACGCACTTGAAGATGTTGTTGAAGGTCTGGATGTTGAACGGATCATACAACAGACCAGGCGTGAAACGGGCGACGACATTATATCTGAGCGTACGCGTGGTTTCATATCACAGATACAGGAGGCAGAACAGCAAATAGCAAGGCTGCGCACAGAGACGCGCGACGATACGCTCGAAAGTATCGAGGAAACTATAAGGCGTGAAACGCAGATTGAGCTTGATGAGCTTGCACGTAGGCGTGCCATACTCAGGGAGGAATTTTTTGATACGGGTAACGTTGCGGCCATTGAACTATCGACCGCCCTTGCACGTCAGGCGGACGCAATAAATACGAACCTTGAACAGCGAATAACCGACGCTCAGTCTACACTCATACGTTCTGCTATCAATGCGCAGCGCGAAGTTGAAGATGCGCAGGCAAGACTCGTCAGAGATCGGATCGAGCTTGAAGAGGACGGCGTCGAAAAACGCATAGCACTAGCAAGACTTGAGGCCGCAATAAAGATCACGCAGATCGAGCGCGAAGTCGAGGACTTTGAAGGCAGTGAGGAACAGCGTGCCGAGGTTGCGCAGATCGGCGCTGACCGTGTTATCGCTATATCGAGGGAACGTGAGCAAACGATACAACAGATAAGGCAGGACGCATTAGATAGTGAGCGGCAATTTCAGGAACGCGTCCTATCTCTTGAGAATGCGCTTGCCGTTGCCCGAGGTGCAAACGAGACGTCCGTTCTTCAGGCAGCGCTCGATAGGGTCAATATGATCCTTGAAAGCGAGACCATATCGGAAGACAGAAGACGTCAACTTATTATTCAACGTCTCCAACTTGAGACGCAGATAGCAAACGTTCAGCGCCGAAATGCCGAAGAACAGGCAAGACTCAATGAGCGTGAGATACGCCAGCAGGAGAGACTTAGCGAGCGTATAGGTGAACTACGTAGGCAACTGGAAGTCGAGGCCGGTGCTCCGTTTTTAGACGTATTAAATACGCGCCTTTCTGAGCTACAGGCACAACTTGAGATAGTAGACCAAGGAACGACTCAATTCCTTAGAATACAGCAGGAGATCCTTGAGATACAGATCGATATTGCGCGTGAGGAACAGCGCATATTCGATGAGAGGGTCAGAACGTTCCAGCGTTTCAGTGATGCAGTAACGAACACTGCACAAGAGGCGTTCGAGAGAAGACGTGACATTACACGCGCTGATGTAGACTTCCAAGAACTACAGTTTCAGCGTGAAGAGAATGCACTAAGGCAGAGTCTAAGCGAGAGGCGTATATCTCAGGAAGCGTTCGATATCGAGATGCGAACGCTCAGGCAAGACCGTGCTGACTTCGAGCGCCAAGTTGAAGAGGATAATGCATCCGTTATAAGTAGGATAACCTCTTCTCTTACGGAGACGATCAAGGAAGAACTTAGAAGTAGGCTATCGACGCTCATTGCCACGAAACTCGCTGAGCTTACTACCACGCAGTCAACAGAAGCCGGTAAGACGGCGGCAGAGGCAACGGGTGCTGCGGCACGTCGTGCAATAAGTGCAGGTGAAATATTCGACTCGATTCGTTCCGGCGCTGCAAGCATGGTTCGTGCGGTCGGTAAGTTTATAAGTAATATCAACCTACCCTTCCCGGCCAATATCGTTGCGGCGGCGGCTATACCTGCACTCCTTTTCGGTCTTTTCCGTGGCGCAAGATCACTCTTCGGTTTTGAGGAAGGCGGTTATACAGGGCACGGTGGAAGTAAAGAAGAGGCAGGCGTTGTCCATAAGGGTGAGTTTGTGATGACAAAGCGGGCAGTTAAGGGGAAACCCGGCCCGTTCTACGCCCTTATGCGAATGCTCGAAAGTGGTGCTGATCCTGAACTACTTCTATCTGCAATACCAGGCATAGGAAGCCTTACACTACAAGGTGCCAATCTTACAGGCGCATTCCAAGAGGGAGGATTTGCATCGGCCCAAAGCGCACTCGCCACCGTTTCGGCACCTGTTATATCGGGCGGTAGTGCTCAACAGCAAAGCGATATAGACGCACTCCGCGAAGAGGTGCGTTCGCTCGGCGAAGTGATCGTGGTAACCATGGAAAGACCTTCAGAGGCCGTGGCTGATAGACGGCGCGCACGTGTTATCGTGCGAGAGGGTGAGCGTCAGACTGATCGTGTAAAACCTAGATTCTAATGCTAGTACTCCAAGTAAACGACGGATCGGTTACGTGTACCTATACCGATGAAGACTCTCTTCAGGAGGTGGATATAAACCCACGTCAGGAAGAGAATGACGGCGTCGTCGAAATGGAGGAAGTCGAGGTATTACTTCACGGAAGCTTTTTAGGTAAAGATGATATTTTTGCATTACCTGATGATAATGATATCGGTTATAGAGCGATACTAACTATTGACGGCATAACTATTATAAATGGTAGGGTACGTCGAAGTGATCTAACGCATGATGAGCTTGAAGAGGAATGGTCTATAATCGTCATTGCCTCTGCGGTAGAGGATCTTTTTTCGCAGATGGATGATCTCGATCTTGATGTAGGTACGACCGTTACCAGAAGCATATCAACTGACGTAATGTTTGACGACAATACCACGTCGAACGAAACGCATACGATATACCACCTCAGGCAGCTTTGGAACAACTCTATCGACCAAGTAACAGGGATCACGGTTGTCTATGATCCCGCATCAATGAAGTTCTTCGACTTCGATATCAGGTGGATCGATGGATCGATGGATGAACAGACTCAGACGTTTAACGGCGTTGCACTCTGGATATGGGATCCTGCGCGCGGTAGCGCAACTGATCCTTACCTACCTGATTGGAAAGTTAGCCAGCTTTATGAACTCCTTCGTGATATGCTAGGGTGGAAGGTACGCGTATCGTATGCGGACTACCCATCTACAAATATCATATTCGAAATACTTTCCGATCAGTGGCTTTCACCGTCAGGTCTTGACGCGATTGATGAATATATAACTGATGAAGAATACTCTTTAGGGTATGAGGGGCCTGAACGGGTGGACTTCGCTATTACGTACGCCAGCCGGTTCAACGAGGACAGATTACTTGATGATGATGATGTTTTGGCTGATCAGTATACATCACTTTTTGCGCACTACTATGGTCTTCGTATTGCAACGGACCCTGACGGCAAGCCGCAAAATGAAACGGTGATTGAGCTTCCCGTCCACCTTCCACAGCTAACAGACCTTACAACGCAGGCGCTTAGCGTGGGCGGATTCAACTATACGGAGCATTGGGCAACACCTGTCGTTCGCTCAAGAGGTATAGTCTACGTTGCAGGCGGATATGTTGGCGGGTTCGGTCCTATCAGATGGAAAATTGTGCCTGACGATCCCGCATCTGATGAGTTTACGCAGATTGAAGGAGCCTATGCAGCCATGCTCCATGATAAGTATCAGATAACGCGTAGGCGTAGGTTCACGTGTACCGCAGGCGTTGATCTCAACTCTCTTGGTAATGAGCCTTTGGTTAGTAGTCCGCTAAGGGGTGTTTCATTTAAGGAGAAAAATTGGGTTATTAAGGCTAGGGAGGTTGATCGTTTTCTTGGCACAATGACGGTCGAGATGATAACCCAAGATCCCAATGACACAACCGATGAACCTACATTTGAGCTTCCAGAGGTTGAGATTCCGACAGACGTTAAAGCAACGTTCGTTATAACGGATGACGATCCTATAGAACAGTATGAGATCACAATATCATGGCAGCCACCTACAGCACCCGCGCAGCAAAGTCCTGATAACTATGAGATCGAGGAAAGCGTTGATAGCGGTAGCTGGAATCTAATACACACAGAATCCGGTGCAGGTGATCTGATACACGTCGTCAACAGAGATGAAACTACCACAAACGATTTCCGCGTTAGGTCTACAACGACCGGCGGTGACGTAAGCGAATGGGTAGTTGCAAATAACATTGGTCCTTGATATGGCTTGCGCTACGGAAGGAGACATATTAAAGCTCTACACGTTTTCGGGACCCCCCGTTCTTGATGGAACTACGTTTCAGCATTTCTCTGCACGTAGGCCACTGCGTGTTGAATATATACCTAATCATAGAGTTAAGCGTCTATCTAACGGTACGGTTATCATCGTGCAGCGCAGGTGGAGACCAAGATTTCGCGTTCTATGGGAAGGTATGCCGGAAAGCGATGCATGCGACCTCATAAATATTCTTGAGAACGGTTCATTCGACTTTACACCTCGCTCACTGGGATCGGGCGAATCAGGAACGCCGGTAGAGCTTGAGGTTTACTGCGTAAGTAATATCCAGGCGTCGCGCCGTGTCATACACAGCGTTCACGATTTCGAACTCGTATTTGAAGCTACAGGACTTGTTCAGTCTGAGCCGTTTGAATTCTCTGATACTGAAGATGTATTCCTATTCACCCCCGAAAGTATAATAGCTTCAGGTAATAAGGTTATTCAGTGGACCGATACCACAATGAATAACCACAACCTAGGCCCCGATTCAGATAACCCTGATCTGGGCACGCTAAACGGCGAGGATGCAGTACTTCTAAATGATGACGACGACGACCTGATATCGAGTGATACGGACGTTATACCGACCGACAATTCTAAGGATATCTACCTATGGATTGTCTTCAATACTACCGACAGCAACGGAACTATTTTTTCGCAGGTGTTCGGTGATGGTGGTAACGTCTCTTTCCGTGTACACATCTTCGTCGATAACCTCAGGGTGAGTAATGACGGCAGTACCGTGTTCACGTCCACCACGGATGTAGCCAACGGCAATAATCACCTCATGGAATTACAGATGGATGCAAGCGGTCCTGCTAATAACTGGACGCTCAAGATAGACGGCACGCAGGAAGCTCAAGCTACAGAGGCAGGCGGTGTGGGTGGTAACGGTGGTATACTCAGACTTGGCCGGTTCAGTACAGCAAGCGCAGGCGCTAACCCGGCGAATATAGCATTCATGAAATGTACTGACGGACTTACCGATACCGACCGGATCGATGCAATACGTACAGCACTAGGTGAGAAATTCAACATACCTGTTTAAGTCATGCCTACCATAGGAACAAGCCTACTTCGGATAGACAACGCGTGCAGGCGTTCGGGCGGCTCACTCAGGAGTCAGAGTAAATTCTTCTGGGATGCTGCCAACTACGATTCGGATAACGATGTCATAACGGAGACGCAAAGCGGTCTCGACGCTATTCTAGGATCAGTTGTAGGCACTGACTCTAATGATCCGCAACCGCTGCTATTCGGCGATACAAAATTTGTCTACCTACCTGGCGTTATGGACAACCGCATAACGACGCCTGATTCGACGCCTTCAAGCCAGACGGGGGATATCGAGATTCAATTCCGTATAGCCCTTTTCGATCTTACGCCTGCAACAGCATTCGCCGTTCTTGCTAAGTGGGATGAAGCAGGTGATGACCGCGCATACAAGGTGTCAATACTTCAAAACGGTACCATACGTTTTCAGGTGTCGGATGATGGTACCGGGGGCGGTGTGAATACATACCTTAGCGTAAGCATTGGTAGCGTTGCAACCATAGATACACCGCTCAGCTACCGGATAACATTCGATCTTAATAACGGATCTGGAAATTCTGTTGCAAGATTTTTCACGTCCACTGACGAAGTGGTTTGGACTCAGCTTGGAACAGATGTTACCGGCACCACAATGAGCGGCATACACGACTCCGACGCTCTGGTCTGGATCGTGACTGGGAAAC